CCTGTTCGCACAGAATACAACACACCACAACCTACTAGGTGGACTTGATGAGATTGAACGCAGATACAACACACCCTGACTATGATAAATACGAGAGCCGATGGGAGTTCTATGTTCGCTCTTATCTGGGTGGAGAAGATTACTTTAATGGCGCATATCTAACGCGCTATATATCAGAAACCAGTGATGACTACGACCGCAGACTTGATCTGACACCCCTAGATAACCACGTTAAGAACATCGTGCATATCTATTCTAGCTTCCTATGGCGAGTGCCACCTACCAGAGCATATAACAGCGCGGCTAACAATGTCGCCTTAGAACCGTTCCTAGATGACTGTGACCTTGAGGGTCGTAGCTTTAACGCGTTCATGCGTGAGTGCCAGATATGGGCAAGCGTCTATGGTCATGTTTGGGTAATGATGGACAAGCCTAAATCTAACGCAGGTACAAAGGCAGAAGAGTTAGCCCAAGACATCCGACCTTATGTGACTATGTTTACCCCTGAGAACGTCTTAGATTGGAACTACGTTAGAACCCCTAGTGGTAGATTTGAACTTGATTACCTTAAGGTCAGAGAGTCTGTTATACGTGTAGATGAGACGACCACAGAGACATACTACCGCGTATGGTACAAAGACCGCGTAGAGTTATGGCATTCTGTAAACGACCTTGATAAGCAAATAGAAGTTGATAACAACGTACTGGGTCGCATCCCTGCTGTATTCCTACCTGCTAACCGTAGCGTTACTAGAGGTATAGGATTAAGCGACATAGCAGACGCAAGCTATATGCAACGCGCTATCTACCAAGAACTGTCAGAGATAGAACAGCTTATACGAATATCCAATCACCCCACACTAGTTAAGTCATTTCAAACAGACGCTAGTGCAGGAGCAGGGGCAGTCATTAATCTACCTGATGATATGGACGCAAGCCTAAAGCCTTACCAACTACAACCTAGTGGACAGAACCTAGACGCTGTACGCGCATCGATAAACGATAAGATCGAATCTATTAACCGCATGAGCCATATGGGTGCTGTACGTGGCACAGAAGCTATGACTATGAGTGGCGTGGCTATGCAGACAGAATTCCAAATGCTCAATGCGAAATTAGCAGAAAAGGCTGATCTACTAGAATTAGCTGAAGAGCAGTTGTGGTTGTTGTTCTGTGATTGGCAAGACGTTACCCCTGATGTAGAGATATTCTATCCAGATGCATTCGACCTACGTGATTACGATAAAGAACTAATGTTCCTTCAGCAGTTGCGTTCTACTGGCGTTAAGTCAGTTACATTGTCACAAGAGATAGANAAGAAGATTGCCGATTTGTTGCTTGATGATGAGGAACTTGCAAAGTCACACGTTGAAATAGAATCTGGTACACAAGTATTAGGTCAGTTTAATGAACAGGCACTTGAGATCGGAAGCTAATGGCCGCAGATATTGATCAGTTGCGTGAACTGATTAGGCTTGCTGAAACCCATCAGGCAAAGTTAGCAAGCGCGTTAGTTAAGCTAGAGAACCGCATAGCTGACATCATGGCTACTGCCCCGCTAAGAGATGGCGAGTTGTTTGACCTAGAGTGGGCTGTACAGGCTAGGGTTGTTCTGCGTGAGGCTATAGAGCAAGAATACCTAACGGTAGTGGATGGCTTAGTTCGACAGTATAACGACGTAGCGGCTAAGGCTATTGCCATGCTAGGGCAGTACGGTGACATTGCTAACCTAGATGCTAGTATTATTCAGCAGTTACAGAGCCTAACCTTTAAAGGCTTTGAGGATTTAGGACAACAGTACCTAGATGTCATTGCTAAAGAGGTCTACGAAAGCACCTTAACAGGAACACCATTTGCCGCAAGCGTAGCAACGATTAGAGCCACTGTAGGCAGTGATCTAGGGCGTTATGCTAGTCAGCAGTTACACGACTCCCTAATGCAGTTTGACGCGGCTGTAAACACTAGAATCGCCTTAGAGTCAGGTGCTAAAGANTTTAAGTATCAAGGGCCAGATGATGAGGTCACTAGAGCATTTTGNGGAAAGCACGTAGGCAAGACATANACTAAAGAAGAAATTGAAGAAATCTGGTCNGGTAGTTGGACTGGTAAGATAGATGGTAATCCATTTATTGTGCGTGGTGGCTATAACTGCCGCCATAGGTTTAGGGCTGTATTCTAAGGAGACAATCATGCCACAAGGTAAAGGTACATACGGTAGTAAAGTAGGACGACCCAAAAAGAAGAAAAAAACCAAGAAATAATTATATGCTACAATGTTAATTCACCAATACTCTATAAGAGGTTCGTAACATGAGCGATGAAATCATGGCATCAGAAGCTGATACTGAGACAGCGGCAGTAGAAACTCAGGAAACCAAGACCTTTACTCAGGACGAACTAGATCGAATTGTTGCGGATCGCGTAGCAAGAGAGCAAAGAAAGTTCGATAAGAAGATACAAGGCATTGATCTGGATGACGCAAAGGAACTGATGGCAAAGCGTGAAGCCGCAGAACTGGAACGACAAAAGGAGCGTGGCGAGTTTGATTCTATCCTGAAGAAAACGGTCGAAAAGAAAGATATGGAAATACAGAGTTACAAAAGCAAGTTGCAACAGACGCTCGTAGATGGAGCGATTCTTGGTGCGGCTTCTAATAATAACGCTGTCAATCCAAATCAAGTATCACAGTTATTGAAAGACCAGACCAGACTATCAGATGATGGAACGGTAGAGGTGCTAGACGGTAACGGTGTACCGCGATACAATGACAGCGGTGATCTGCTATCAGTTAATGAAATGGTATCAGAATTTTTAACAGTAAACCCACACATGGTCAAAGCGTCACAAGGTGGCACAGGCTCGATGGGTAACACTGGTGGCTCTACACAGAAGCCTCAATCTGTGGCAGATATGGTTGCTAACTGGAGTAATGGCGGCAAAGAAGCATTTGCCTCTATGAAGAAAAAGTAACCACCAAACCACTATTTAATTTTTTGAGGATACAATCATGGCCGCAACAACTTCAACAACTCTTGACGATCTCTTTGTAAATATCGTCGCACAAGCACGTTTCACTGCTGAAGAGCAGTCCCTAATGATGGGTCTCGTTACTCAGTACAACATCCAAGCCCAAGCAGGAAAGACCATTCAGGTTCCTAAGTACCCTGCCATTGCCGCGGCAAACTTGACCGAAGGCACTGACATGACTAGCACTACTGTTTCTACTTCTTCAGTTTCTGTAACTGTAGGAGAGGTAGGCGCACAGGTTCTATTGACTGACATGGCTACTTACGGTGACGGCAACCCTGCTGTTGAGTTAGGTACTGTTCTTGGTAACGCTATCGCTACTAAGATTGATACTGACCTTATTGCTTTGTTTGACGGTTTCTCTGGTTCTATCGGAACCGCAGGAGCAGAAATCACTGTAGCTGACCTATTTAAGGCCGCGGCTACTTTGCGTTCTAACAAGGTTACTGGAACTATCAATGCTGTTGTACACCCATTCCAAGCGTACCAGTTGAAAGCTAACCTAACTAACACCTTTGCTAACCCAAATGGTGGCGACTTGCAGAACGAAGCAATGCGTAACGGTTATGTTGGTACTATCGCAGGTATCAATGTATATGAGTCTGCTAACGTATCTATCGACGGTAACGACGATGCTAAAGGTGCTGTATTTGCTCCAGAAGCATTGATGATCGCTATGAAGCGTGACTTCAACATTGCGCCTCAGCGTGATGAGTCACTACGCGCATTCGAGTTAAACGCTACTGCTGTATATGGCGTTGCTGAACTTGATGATGCATTCGGTGTTGAGATTCTATCTGACTCCGCATTGTAAGACTGACTGCCCCTTCTTCGGAGGGGGCTTTCTTATAAGGTAAAATGGTAATGGCATATTCAAGCGATGCAGATTTATTAAAGTTAATTCCAGACATTCTCGATCTAGGTATCGAGTCTTTTGTATTGGAACACCCAAAAGCACAGGCAGACATACAGCGCGAGTTACGGATTAAATGGTGGCCGCGAAAGAATATTGCAGGTGAGATGGACAACAGCAAACTTACCTCAACACAGTTTACAATGGCAAGTGCCTATCTAGTATTATGGCGTTATGCTTTACCGCAGTTAACGAACTGGGTAGAGGGTGATCGATTCCAAAGCATGATTGATTTCTACAAGGCGCGATACGGTGAAGAGTTAGAGGCTGTATTGGCTGATGGCGTTGACTATGATGCAGATGGCGATGGCGTTATTAAGGAAGATGAAAAGCAACCTGTAGGACAAAGGTTAGACAGATAATGGAATTTAGCGTAAAGACAAATGCTAAGGAAGTATCAAAGCGAATCGGTAAGAAGGGAAAAGAATTATCACGCAGTGTTCGTAAAGCATTATCAATTACAGCACAAACTGGCGTAGGTATTATTGAGAATAGGACTGCCAAAGGAAAAGGATTCAAAGGCGGTGGGTTTAAGAAGTACAGCCCTACTTATGCGGCATTTAGAAGCAAAAATGGTAGAGGATCAACACCTGATCTACAGTTTACAGGTAAGATGTTAGGCTCTATGACTACTAAAGCTAACAGTAAGCAAGCTGTTATATTTTTTAGTAGAGCCGCAGAATCGAAGAAGGCGGCAATGAATAACAAGAGCAGACCGTTTTTTGGGTTTAGCCGCAAAGACGAAAAGCAATTAGGGCAGGTCTTTTTTAGGAATTTGAAATGAGTGTAAGAGAAGAGATAGCTGAAAATATTGTTACTACGCTGAAGGGCATTAAAAGCCCTGTTGCTGTAAAATATGCTACTCGTGAGCCGTTCGACTTTGAGAAGCTGTCTAACGCTCAATACCCTGCCGTCTTAGTACGTAGTGCTGATGAAAGCAGAGAAGATACATCGATAGGTGGATCGATAACCCAGAGAATGGGTACGATTAATTATGACTTGGTTTGTTTTGTTAAAGGCTCTGCGATTGACAGTGCAAGAAACAACATAATCGAGGCGATTGAAGAAGGTCTTGATGTTGACCGTACTAGAGGCAGTAAAGCCATAGATACGCAGGTAGTCAATGTTGAGATAGATGAAGGTTCTATTGATCCCATTGGTGGGGTCATTATTACAGTCCGTATAGTATATCAGTATACTCGCGGCACAACTTAACTTAACTTAAAAGGTACATATCATGGCGACTAAAACAGGCGCATCTGGAGTAGTAAAAGTACAAGTCTCAGGCACGACTGTTGCCGTGGTAGGCGAGGTACGTTCTTTCACGTTTGACGGTTCAGCAGACACCATTGAAGATTCAGTAATGGGCGATTCTTCTAGAACTTACAAGCAAGGCTTAAAAACCAACACAGTTTCAATCGAATGCTATTGGGATGAGGCTGATGCACAGCAGTTAATTCTTGACGAACGTGCTTCTGTAGATTTTGAAATCTATCCTACTGGCACTGGTTCAGGCGAGACTTTCTTTTCAGGCGGTGGCATTGTAACTTCTCGTTCTATCAGTGGAGCATTTGATGGAATGGTTGAAGCAAGTTTTACCATTCAGTGCAGTGGAGCAGTAACAGAATCACAAGTATAAAGGGGATAAACCATGGGATTAGCAAAAGAGTTACGAAGCAGAAGAAAGATACAGGCGCGAGAAGTTGTAGTTCCTGCATGGGGTGACGAATCTGGAGCATTTAAGTTATATTGTAGAACCATTACGTGCTATGACTTAGACCANTTNCAGAAGAAGCACCCCGACTTTCTTAACAACACAACTATCGGTGCAATGGTAGATTTGATTTGCATGAAGGCAGAAGATGAGGGCGGTAGTAAACTGTTCGGGTCTGCGGAAGATAGGTTAGATTTGATGGGCGAAGAAACAAGCGTCATATCAGATATAGCCAATCAGATGTTTGCTGAAATTGAATCTGCGGAGGTGGCTGAAAAAAACTGAGAAGCGATCAATCAAGGATGAATCTATTGTCTTTGGCTGATCGCCTTCACATTACGATAGAAGAAGCAGAGCAAATGCCTGTCAATCACTTCAATGAGTGGTTGGCCTACTTTCAAATAATGAGCGAGAACGATGGCTGAAAATGTAAACATTACGATTAAGGCGTTTGATAAAACCAAGAAAGGATTTGGCTCTGTTGCCTCTGGTCTAAAGAAAGTTACTGGGGCAGTCTTTTCTATGAGGTCTGCTTTAGCTGTTACCGCAGGTGCGGCAGGATTTGGACTTCTCGTTAAGAAAAATCTTGAGGCAATAGATTCTCTTTCAAAAACAGCGCAAAAGATAGGCACTACCACAGAGGCTTTATCAGCATTGCGTTATGCCGCTGAGATTAGTGGCGTTCAAACATCTACGCTTGACATGGCTATGCAAAGATTCACAAGGCGACTTGCAGAAGCCGCCAAAGGGACTGGTGAAGCTAAAGGTGCTTTAAAAGAATTAAATATTAATGCGTCATCTTTAATGAAGTTGCCACTAGATAAACAAATGTTAATTCTGTCTGACCGATTTTCTAAAGTTACAAACTCTGCTGATAAAGTTAGATTAGCTATGAAGCTGTTTGACTCTGAAGGTGTTGCTCTCGTAAACACATTAGGTCTTGGCGCAGAGGAAATGAAAGCCTTAATGCAAGAGGCTGAAACACTAGGGCTTGTAATGTCTAGTGATGCCGCTGAAGGCGTTGAAGATGCTAACGATGCTTTAACGAACCTTAAATCATTATTTATTGGTCTTGCTAGACAAATGACCGCAGGTTTGGCTCCTGCAATACACGCTATTTCTGAAATGCTTAAAAAAGATATGCTTAAGCAAATAGAACTAGCAGGAGGGAGTATTGAGGATTTTGGTCGTCAAATAGCTGTTGATTTTATAGAAGGTGCTAAAAAAGCAGTAAGAGCAGGAGCGGCTATTGGTAACGCTGTGATCGGCACTTATAACGCCATGATCAGTGCCAAGGCAGAATATGATCGTTTGATGGGTAATAAAACAAACTTTGACGCTATTCAAAGAGACGTTGACATAATTAATGATCTTCTTGGTACTAGTGGTTTAAATCCAGAAAGAATAAGGTTTTTTGGCGATGACGGAATTGTAGAATACTACAGTGACAGTGAACTTAATCAGAAAAAAAACAATTTATTATCTTTGCTAAAAGATTTGCAAAACAAAGGTCAAGGCACGAGCCTAATCGACCCTATTGATATAAAAGGTGTTTTGGGTGGGTTAAACGAGGCACAAGAAAAAACAGAAAATTACAAAAAAGCAACAGATACTATTGTTAATGCTAATGCTAATGCCACCGAGTCAGTTTCTACTTTTAGACAGGCATTCGATGATTTTAGCAATCAGTTGCCAACTTATGAAGAAGGAATTACAAGCCTTACAAATAACGCCATGGATGCATTTACAAAAGGATTTACTGATGCAATAACAGGCGCGGCTAAGTTTTCTGATGCTATGAAAGCAATGGCGAAGTCGGTAGTTGATAGCCTGATTAAAATGCTTGTCCAGTATTACATAACGCAGAGTATATTTGGAGCGATCACCAGTATGTTTGGCGGTGGGTCAACCCCTCAATCAGTGTCATCATCTAATGCTAGTTTGCCAGATGCTCGAAATATGTTTACATATAATGGCGGTGGCTTTACTGGGTACGGTTCACGATCTGGTGGCGTAGATGGTAAAGGTGGATTCCCTGCAATACTTCACCCGAATGAGACTGTTATTGATCATACTAAAGGTCAATCATCTGGGGTAGTAGTACAGCAGACCATTAACGTGACTACAGGCGTACAGCAAACCGTACGTGCTGAGATCGTTCAGTTAATGCCTCAGATAGCCCAAGCCGCTAAAGGTGCTGTTGCAGACGCTAGGTTGCGCGGTGGTAACTTCTCTAAAGCAATGGGAGGCGCATAATGCCCTTATCTTTTCCCTCAGTAGGCAT